CCGCGATCGCGCCGTCGACCAGGGCGAGCGCTTTATCCTTAACAGCCTGGGCTGCGGCCTGTTCGAGTTTTGTTTTGAGTTCGTCACGCTCGGAGGTGAGCTTGATTATCTCCTGTTTCTTTGCCTCGATCTCGCTGGTGGTAGTGCTGAGCACCTTGTCGAGAGCTGCGTATACTTCGGCTTCATTCGCAGAATCTGCGAGCTTGATGCCGGTGAAGCTGTTCAACTTCTGAATCAGACTTTTCATCGATGTGTCATGTTTATTGATTTGAAATAGCTCCGTGAGTTTGCTGCGGTCTTCCGCGCCTCCACTGAGTTTGATCGTCTTGCCCTGATAGCTGAGGGTGAGTGCCACGCAGTTCTCGTTGCCCGGGATGTCAGCGATCGAGCCTTCCTTCAGAACGCTCTTTGATATCGTGGGCATCGTTTGTCCTGGCAGCATGAACGCCGGATCCTCGGTGAGCTCCACGATGTCCAGATACATACTCGCCGTGCGCAGGAATCCCTTTTCGACTTTGTGCGCGACTTTCTTTGCGAAGTCGTCGGGGCTTCCCTCATCGTTGTCGAACACCGGATCTGCCAGCAGAAGAGTGCCTTCCTTTCGGATGTTCTGCCAGCGACCGATCGGCAACGCCGGTTCTCCTTTGCCTTCCCACGGGCGCATGTGCGCGTACAGCATCACGGGGTTTTTCTCAAAGCGGCTCGTGTCGATGCCGCCGGTCAGAACCCGGAAACCGTAGTCATTGATGACCGTCTCGTCGTTGAGTACAAAGGACTTAGGCATTCATGGAAGCATTTTTACTTTCCTCAGTCAATGCTAGCGGCAAAGGAAAAACCCTCCAGAACACTAAAAAAACCGGGTTTTCAGGGTTGCTACCTTTTTTGGTTGATCTAATAATATTTTTTAGGACAATCTAAAACATCATTTCGGGCACCCCCCGAATCGGTGCACTTTTGCATCATGTCAACAAAAGTGGATAGACGCGACAAGTACGCGCTGGCCTTCAGGCTGTACATGGACACGGGCATGAGGCAGAGCGAGATCGCCGAGATGGTCGGCGTGACTGAGAAGACGATCACACAGTGGAAGCTGAAGAACGACTGGGAGACGCTGAAGGCAGCACACGGCGTGACGGCGAGCGAGATCATCGCTGGCTACCTCCGACAGCTGAAGGCGCTGAAGGACGATATCGCCAAGCGGGAGTATCCGTACCCCACGCCGAAGGATTCGGACGTGATCATGAAGATCGCCAAGTCGATAAAGATCCTGCAGAATGATCTGACGCTATCCAACTACATCACCGCGTGCGAGCAGCTTCTCAAGTTCGCCATGAACATGAAGCCAGAGATCGTGCAGCAGCTTGCTACCCTCACGCGTGAGTTCGTACAGCTAAAAGCCAAGGAGCTCTCTAAGGCATGAGGATCAACAACCAGCAGCTCATTGAGTGGGAGAAGTTCCTGAAGGATCTGGAACGCGCGACGCCTGTCATCAATGACGAAACTCCGGAGGAGAAGCGCAAGCGAGTTGATGGGTTAATGGCTGACTGGCAAAAGGCTCTCCGATATTACTTCCCAAACTATTGCACCAAACCCTTCACGGCCTGGCAGAAGCGTTACGCAAAGAAGCTGCTAGGCAAGGGTAAGCGATACATCGTTCGCCAGGTGTTTCGTGGCGGTAGCAAGACGACATTCACCCAGATGATGGTGTTGTACATGATCCTTGCTAAGCGGATCCGGAACCTGCTCTGGGTTTCCAAAAGCCTGGACGCCGCAATGGAAATGACGCGCGTGCTGCGTCTGCAGCTGGAGGGTAACCAAAGGCTGATCAATGATTTCGGAGAGCAGAAGGCAATCGGTGCCTGGGGTGATGAGAAGTTCGTAACCAGAAGCGGCGTGAGTGTACGCGCAATTGGCAAGGGCCAGTCGCCTCGTGGCGCAAAGGAAGAGGAGGCCAGACCGGATTGCATTATCTGGGATGATGGCGACGATGACGAAGAGGTACGCAATAGCAACAGACTCGACAACACATGGGATTGGACCATGGGTGCGCTTTTTGGATGTTTCGCCGTTGACGGTAACAATCTCTTCATTGGACTCGGTAACCGGATCGCGCCCGACTGTATCATTGAGCGGATGCGTGGCGTCGCTGATGACTTCGAGCAGGTGAATCTGCTTGATGACTTCGGAAGGCCAACGTGCCCGGAGTGGTTCACATTAGAGGATTGTGAGTACATGATCGGAAAGATGGGTACGCGGCTGGCACAGCGTGAGTACTTCAACAATCCGATCGTCGAGGGTAAAGTCTTCAAGGTGGAGTGGTTGCAATACAAGAAGCTGCCGAGGCTGTCTGATTACAAATACCTGGTCGCCTACCTTGACCCGTCATTCAAGAACAAGAAAACGAGCGACCATAAATCGCTTGTCCTGGTCGGACTTATGCGAGGTGAGTATCACATCCACAAAGCATACTGCGCGAAGGCAAGTGTCAATGAAATGATTGCCTGGCATTACGATCTGGATCAATTCCTGCGCCGCCACAATGCCGCGGCACAGTACTGGATGGAAGAGGTCTTCCTGCAGGATCTGTTGTACGACGAGTTCAACAAAGCTGAGAGCACGTACGGATACAGGATCCCCGTGCGAGGTGACACGCGAAAGAAACCGGACAAGGATGCGCGGATCTCTGCATGCTCCGGCGACTTTGAACGTGGCAATGTGTACTTCAACGAAGACGAGAAGGACAACCATCACATGCAGGAGCTGTGGACGCAGTTCAGTTTGTTCGCACCAGGTGAGACCCGGATCGCAAAGGACGGTCCCGACTCGTTCGAAGGGGCGCGCGAGATTCTCAAGCAGATGGTGTTCACAAGCGAGCCGCCGACCCATGGAAAGCGTCAACCCTCCAAATACCGTTATTAAAATGATCACGTTTGTCCTGCTTTATATGATCTACTGCATTGCTGATGGTTATGAAGACGCCCGTTATCCGGTGATCTATCATTTCAGGGCGACGCTCCTGCGTGTTGCCACCAGCATTGTCATGACGTACCTCTACTGCGGAGTGATGGCGCCGTTCTGGTTATATGTAAACGTCGCTGCCATACAGGCATTCACATTCTGGGTAGTGTTCGACATCGCCCGTAACCTGTCAGACGGTGAGCCCTGGAACTATATCGGAGAAACGGCCAGCTGGGATAAGTGGTTAAGGAACTTCCGACCCTGGCAGGCGTGGGGGATGAAATTCGCCCTTATGGCAGTGTCTATAGCAGCATACGTGATCTTCTGGGGCGAGCCTTATACCATTCATTCGGACTACATAATCGATATCTATTATGGGATTCCTGGTCGACGCTGATTATAAAATGCACATCAAGGACGAGATCATGTCGACCGTTCTTGGTGCCGATGCTGCAACGATCCTTACTGACGCCGAGCGCAAGGCACAGGCACAGCTCACAAGCGTGCTCAACGTGCGGTATGATGTTCCTGCAATCTTCGCCGCCACGGGTGAATCACGGAACGCTGAGATCGTCATGTACATGGTTGACATGGTGATATACCACGTACACAGCCGGATCTCTCCAGGCCAGGTGCCGGATAACGTGAAGGCACGGTACCAGGACGCGCTGGACTGGATCAAGATGGTCGCGGCAGGGAAACTGGAGCCGGATTTGCCAAAACCGGCCGGCAGCGACGAGGGAATGAAAAATGACGTGAAATGGGGCGGAAGGGATCCCAGGAATCCATACTACTAAACCCGCTAAAAAATCAGGCCCGCTGACGTGGTTTAAAGGCGGTTTAAGGGGGTGATCCCCCTCGGGTCGGGCACTAGGTCAATTAATATAGAGATAATGGCAAAGGCGCAAAAATCGAAAGACACCAAAAAGACCTCTCCCGGGGCCAATGAGATCGTGATCCAGCAGATCACGGTTGCCCAGCTGGAACGTGGGAACCAGACCATCCAGACGTGGGTGAGTAACGTCCGGTCTGCTGAGCGGGTGCTCAACCCGAACTGGCGCTACCTGTTCAACACGTACCTTGATATCGACATCGATCTCCATCTGGACAGCGTCGTCGACAAACGCATCCGGGCATTAAAGAATGTGCCCTTCGAGTGGCCGACGTTGGAAGACGGACGGATCAAGGACAACCTCCAAAGCCCTTGGTTCTATCAGTTCCTTTCCGATATCGGGAAGAGCATCTTCTGGGGTTACGGTGTGGAGGAGTTTGTTTTAGGCGACGACGGTCTGATTGCCGAGGCGGTGGAGATCCCGCGCCAGAACATAGTGCCACACAAGAAGTTGATCGTACGAAGGTCATGGGGCGATGAGTCTGGTGCATTCCCTTACACGGAGCCACCGTACAACAACTACATGCTGGAGATAGGCAAGCCTACCTGGCTGGGCAAGTATATGAAGATCGCTCCGCTCGTGCTGCTGAAGCGTGGCAACCTTAGCGACTTCGCACGCTTCAATGAAATGTTCGGTTTCCCGATGCGCATCTATGAGTACGATCCGCACGATCCGACTGCACGCAGTGAATGTGAAAAGCAGGCGAAGGCTCACGGCGCAGCGGCGTACATCATAATGCCGAAAGGCACGACTGTCCAGCTGGCAGATGCCAACAAAGGAGGAAGCCAGGAAGCCTTCAGCAAGTTGCACCAGATCCTGAACGATGAGATCACGATCGGTGTACTTGGTCAAACGCTGACCACCTCCACCACCGGCGTGGGATCCAACGCCCTCGGAAAGGTGCATAGCGGCGTTGAGCTCGACATAGCGCTGGAGGACCGCACAATGGTGGAACTGCTGATTAACTATTCATTCCGGAACAACATCCTCATCCCTCACGGCTATCCGTTGCAAGATGTCAAGGGCTGCTTTAAGCTCACCGAGGAGGTGGAAATGGAAAAGAAGATCAATATGTGGCTGATGGCCATCGACCGTGGTGTGCAGATCGCTGAAGAGGATTTTTATGAGGAGTTCGGGATCCCGTTCCCTGGTGGAAGGCCAGTGATTGTTCCGGTCAACCGAAATCCGAACCCGGGTGTCGTGCCTCTTGATCCCGACGAGGAGCCAGATGGTCCGAAGCCAGGGACACCTCCAAAGGGTGAAGGAAATGGCGAGGAGGAAAGTGGAGAAGATGGGGATGAAAATGGAAATGACGGGAACAAAAAAGGAAACGGCGGGGACAAAAAAGGAAAGTCGGGAGGTACTTCCGGAAAAAAAACTCAACTGGTGAGTGATGCAGTCAGGGCGCTGTACCTCACCAGCTGTGGCCACGGGTTCAAACCCGCGAGCCTGGCACTCTCGTACAAAAAGGATCTTGCAGATCTGATCGAAGAGATCATCAGAAGGATTTATTCGGGTGAGATACAGCCAGGCGACGTGAGCCCGGAGCTGTGGGAGCTCATAAGCACCGAGCTCAATCGAGGCGTTCTGCAGGGCTTCAAAGTTGTGAAACCGTCACTGGCACATGAGGCTATGCTACAGGCGCTCACGAGGGACGTGCAGGTGTTCTCTGGCTTTAAGACCTACCAGATGCTCCGAGAAGCGACCAACCTGCTGGTCGATCCGGTGACTCATAGCGTGAGGCCGTTCGCCAGATTTCGCGATGAGATCCTGAAGCTGAATGCCGAGTACAATCTGAACTTCCTGCGTGCGGAGTACAACCACGCAATCGGCGCTGCACGTATGGCAGGTAAGTGGAGCGATATCACCGAGAAGGCATCCGTATTGCCGCTGCTACAGTACATCACTGCAGGCGACGCACGTGTACGTGAGAGCCACCGGCGACTGGATGGCATTACGCTACCGATCGACCATTGGTTCTGGAAGGAATACATGCCGCCGAACGACTGGAACTGCAGGTGCAATGTCAAGCAACTTCCTGCGGGCGAGCAGAGCGTCGTCAAGCGTGAGGATCTGCCGCAGCTGAAGGAGTCCTTCAAGTTTAATCCAGGACTTGAGCGCGTGATCTTCCCCAGGAACCACCCGTACTACCAGGTGCAGGCCGAAGATCAGGCCCGGGCTGACGACAACTTCGGATTGCCGATCGAGTAGCAAAGTAAAATACCGCTTGTCCTTATTTGAGTTTACGACCTGAAAGTAAAATGACATGAAGAACTTCCTCCAGAGATTCCTGCAGCAGAGAGGCGTGAAGGGTATGCTGATCGGCGTGGCCATCGTAGTGCCGGTGTGGACATGGCAGTGGTCGCGCGATGACGGTACGTTCAATCCGACGATGATCTACATCGGCGTCGGCTTTGTCGGGTTCGTTATGCTCTGTGAGTACATCAGCATTATCGTGCGCGGCAAGTGACGATCGCGGAAACCATACGAGCCCTGCGTCAATTCCAGAGCGAGTTGCCTACCCTCGTAGGCAACGAGATGATCAACTACGCCCTGGACAACATGCGTGCTGAGAGCTTCGACGGCGATCCATGGCCGCCCAGGAGATCCAACGCACCGCGGAACGAGGGCCGGCGTTTGCTGGTGGATACCGGCGACGGTGAACGCAGTATCCGAATCACCAGAATGACGCAAGACCTTGTGGAGATCTCAGCCAACGTTTACATGGCAGCGCACAACGAAGGGGCGCGCATCTCCGGATCCCAGAACGTACGGGCGCACACGCGCCGCACGCGAAGTAGGTCGGTTGAGGTACGGGCCCATACGCGGCAGGTTGACTTCTCACTGCCCAAGCGGACGTTTCTGGATTCAGCAAGCCCGGTGCTTGCCAGGCGCGTCGAATCGGTACTTGAACAACGACTCAATGCACTGCTGTCGTGACGGAGTACAGAGGTTATACGATCGAACAAAATGACTATGTGCACATCTTCTATCCAACGGCGGAAGGTTATGACGCATGGGTAGACGGTGAGGGCTGGCGCGACAACGCCGGCGTCGCAAATTCGATCGAGGATGCAAAGGAACAGATTGATGACATTTTAGACGAGGTAAAAAAATGACATTTCCCGAGAAGGAGATCTACGATGAGTGCATCGATGAGCTGAAGGCTAAGGATTATTACTTCACCTCGCTGGGCCACACAGCGCCGGCGCACTACGACTGGTACCGCCGTCAAGAAGAACGCGAGCCCGCTGTTGAGGAGCTCGCCTGGACACGGCCAGCCTTGCTGTTTCAATTCGGCCGCATGACGCAGGAGCCGCAGAGCAGCAACAAGTCGCGCGTCAGTGTTCCGCTCACGATTGTGTGCGTCCAGGACAAGTATGTGGATCCGCGCGACGGATCATCGAATCAGGCATCGTACCTGAAGATGTTGGAGTGGAAGTATATCGTCGATCGTATCCTGGGCAACTTCAAAGGATCCTGTTTTTCATCGATGTATCTGGGCTGGGTAGAGACAGACCACCGTAACCAGAACCTTCACGTCGAGCGGCTATTCTATACCATCAAAGGAACTTTCACACGGCCGGTGATCCCTCCACCGGAACCTTGATTTTTTCTAACCTTTTAAACTGTATCTAAGCAAATGAAAGTCCGACTGAAGACCCCTATTACCTATTACGGGGGTAAGCAGCTCATGCTGCCACACATCCTTCCCAACATTCCGGAACACGAAATCTACACGGAGTGCTTCTTTGGAGGCGGCGCTGTGTTCTTCGCAAAGGAACCGGTGCCCGTTGAGGTGATCAACGATCGCAATGGCGAGGTGATCAACTTCTACAAGGTGCTGCAGATGGATTTCTGGAAGCTCAACGACATGATCCAGTCAACGCTGCACAGCCGGGAAATGTACTACGATGCCCAGGTCGTATACAACAGCCCGCACCTGTTTGATGATATCCGCCGGGCATGGGCGTTCTGGATTCTCACCAATCAAGGCTTCAGTGCCAAGATCGGCGCATGGGGTTACGACAAACGTGGTGCGACCATGGTGAAGCGCCTGGCAACCAGGAAGAGTGAGATCACAATCGCACTGCGCAATCGGCTGGAGAACGTACAGATTGAGTGCAACGACGCGCTGCGAGTGATAGAGAGCCGCGACGACGAGAAAGCGTTCCATTACGTTGATCCTCCGTACTTCAACAGCCACCAGGGCCATTACAGCGGCTACACGGAGAGCGATTATAGAAACCTGCTGGACCTGCTCAGCAGACTGAAGGGGCGCTTTCTGCAAAGCAGCTATTGGTCTGACGTCCTGGGCGAGTACTTGAAGCGATGCGGCTGGCACATGCTGACGTTTGACAAGCCTGTCACAGTCGGGACCAAGAAACAGAAGAGGAAAGTGGAGGTGCTGGTAGCTAATTACCCGATCCAAAAATAGAGCCGGGCGGGCCCATTCGTATTGCTTAGATACAGAACAGGAACACCATTCGCAAGAAAGGCGCTAACCCGCACCGGCAATGCCTGTGGAGGTGTCCCTTCAAAGAATGGTGTTCTGTATCTAAGCAGAGGGCAAAGGTAGTAAAAAACTAGGATGCCAGCCATAAGAGGAAGCTGAGAAGTGATCCGCAGGCCATGAAGGCCAGCAGGTAAGGATCGAGAGCGCCCGTCTCGCGGACTTCGTTTCGGCTATTCTTTATTTCGATCGTTTCTCTTTTACAACCCATGCCCGGCCGACGTGTAGTCGCACCCAGTACTGAATATTCCTCTTTGCGCCGAGCCGCGATCGCGCGTTCGTGGTGACCGTGACCTTGCCGATGTACTTTTCAGTGCTGGTGTCGCAGATGAGCACCTCCACAGCATACTTCTGGAGTGGCATCACACGGTCTCTGAGGTTCTTCAGTAGCTTCATTGTTCTTCGTCGTTAGGTAGTCCTTCGGCCTGCAGCTGTGCTTCGAAGAGCAGGTCTCCGGCGCGCTTGTGTGCATTGGTGAATGTCGTCTCATCGCCCACCTTATGGGCCAGGTACATCTGCTCGACAAAATTGCGAGCAGCGTCGATCTTCTCGATCAGGCTTTCGGGGTTGTCAAGGTTTATGCTCATTTCGCTGAGTGATTTTGCCACACGCCGTCGACCTTCTTCCAGCCGAGCTTGTTGAGGTGCTGCCAGTACGCGCTTAATGTTTCGCCTTCGAGCGTGCGCTCGAATTCACGATCGTACACGTCGGGAAAGCGGCTCTTCGCTGGCTTGCCGTTACGCTCCAGGTCTCGGATGTAGTTGTAGTGTTTGATGTAATCGTTGATGCTCTTCGCGTAGCTGAGTGGGAAGTCGGTGGTGTTGAAGTACACATCGAGCAGGCGCTCGTTCACGGACACCTGCACGATGTTCGCGCGTTCCTGTTTCTTCGGTGTGTACGGCGTGCCACGATACTTCCGGAACGTCATGCAGAACATCACGATCTTGTCCTGGGCGCTGCGTGGTACCAGCTTAACGGCCTTACCTGCCTCGTAGCCATTCAGCACCTGCTCGAGGAAGGGGAATCCCATGTCGTACTCCGGCCACAGCCAGTCGCCCTGGAAGTCGAAGAGCGCCTCCCGGATCCGACCGTCGCGGTAGCTTAGGTATGCACAGCCTTTAACACCCTTTAAGGTCAGTTTATAGATCTCATTCATACTGCACGAGGATCTTGCGCATGAGGGCTTCGTACTCAGGCTGGCTTGCGCACCTGTATAGGCTGTCAGGCGCTTTCAGCAGGAACGTGGCGAATGTATCGTCGTCGCGGATGACGTTTTTAAACGCCCGCACAAACGCCACTGTGCTGATGAACGGGATCTTGGTCTTCCGGTAGAGCTCGGCAAGCCATTCACAAACCACGGTTGCTCTATCGATGTTTGCCAGGTCGAGCTCGCCGTCCCTTACGTTCTTCGCTCTCCTGTTGCTAACCAGTTCGAGCAGGATCCCGACGCGAAGGAATTCGAACTTGTTAACCAGCTTGCTGAAGGTGATAAACTCAGGCTTGCCCTCAATGGCGTAAAAGTTGATGAAGTCAAGGCGCGTCCAGTTCTTCTGTGCTGTATTGAGGATTGCGATATCCGACTTTGTGAGGCCTTCCGTGACCAGGTAATAAACCGGGACATTGATCAGCTTGCACGCTTCGATGCGGTGCTGCCCGTCGATCACGTAGAGCTCTTCGTTGACCAGGGCTGGACGTATGTGCATCAGGTTCTTTCGCTGAATGCTGGCCGCCAGTTTCCGCACGTGCGACTGGTCGACCTCGCGGTTGCTGACGTAGTACTTGAATTGATCGTATTGGGTTGTTGATAGGATCTCCATCACAGTTTAAAGTTTTCGTCCATTGCAGTGCGGTAGATGAGAGAGGGATTTTGAACGGGCTCCTTGTCGACCCGGCTGAGTACCTGGAATATGCGCGATTGCCCGATGAAGTAGTTTGTCTGCATGAATTCGATGATTGGGGGCACGGTGTACTTTGCGCGGAGTTTCTTGTAGATGTCGCGGATCTCGCGATCGCGGCGAACAGTGAAAGAGTCAGCCATTTAAAAATGATTTGTAGACCTGTTCAAATTGTGTGACAACCTTTGCCAGTTCTTCGACGGTGTACTTGCTGATCGGCTTGTTGATGGAGCAGCGCTTGCTCATACACCATGCCTCGACGTTAGTCCAGCAGCGTTTGCTCCGGCTCATGAGCTCCTGCTCTGGGCCGCGCGGGTTATCGTAGCCCATTTGGTAGCCGAGCCACAGCATCTTTCTCACCATCCTGTTCTTCTGTTCCTTCGCTTGCTCGTATGTGAGGGGTTGGTCGAGGTCGATCGTCCAGATACCGAGTTTGCCGTCGCACGGAATCGGCTGCGGGAAGAGCACAGGGTCATCGAGGATCCAGGCGAAGCGCTTCGGCCTGTAATCGCCAAGGGCTTCCTCCAGCTTGGTGATCGTGCCGGCGAGCTCCTCGGTCTTGCGACAGTCCTTCAAAGTCACCTTACCGATGATAGCTCCATACTGCAGCTGCCGGATCTCCTCGTAGGTGAGTACCTCGGCCCATGGCCAGAGCTCCATGAATTCAGTATCCCACAAGTCCATTCGCTTCGCTGCGTGGATGAGCAGCTCACCAGTGTACTGCGTTGGCCAGGAGCGCGTCTCAATGCCTTTGATGCCTCGGCAAACGAGATACGCCCATGGCTGCTGCAGTGTGATGACTTTACGTTCCATCGATTTACGCGCGTTCGATCTTCTGTTTGATCTCCACGCTCTCCTGGTTCTTCAGGTCAAAGCCAAGGGCTGTGAACTTAGCGCGCTGATCGCCATCAGTGAAGATCTTCTTGAGCTCGGCGATCTTGAATTTGACGGTGACGTAATCGGCGAACTTCTTGACGAACTTCGATAGTGAGAAGTCCGGCGCGAACTCCGGAACGGCCTCTGTGCGGATGTGCAGGTAATGGCCGTCACAATCTTCGAAGTGCCAGTTGCCGTCCGTGAAGAGTGCGCGGTTGACCAGGTTGCCCTTTTTGTCCTTCTCGCCGGCGATCTCCAGCAGTTTTTCTTTTGTGTCCTGGATCTCTTCGACGAGTCCATCGAGCTGTTTCGCATACTTCTCGTTGATGACTTTGGTCTTTCGCTCGAATTCTTCCTTGTAGGGCTGGAGCTCCTTCGTCCAGTCATCGTCAATCGAGAGCTCACGCGCGCGCAGCTCCACGTAGGTCTTCATCAACTTCTCCACCTGAACTCTCTTCTTGAGCAGCTCCTGGCGTTTAGCATCGGTCTTGCTTGCTGTTGTCATAAAAAGTGGGGTTTAAATTTTGATTACAGGATCATCCGCAAGGGAATGGCCTCCACCTCCGCCGATGGCGCTCGGTGCCGCTGCAGTTCCCTCTCGAATTCAGAAGTGTCTTTACTGTTGGTGGCGATCCTGGTCACATAG